TGTTGAACCCGATGGAGACTGCGGAAATGTACTCGCCCTCGGAAAGGTCAACCGATACTTTATTTATCCCATTGTGAAGCACGGAAGTGTAATAGCTGTCGACGTAATCTCCAGAAGCATTCACAGTGCGGATTCTTGCCGACCAGACCCCTGATACTTCCAGGACGTTCAGAGAGAGTGTGTATTTCCCGGGAGCAAGCGGGAATTCGTTGTTCTGCCAGAACGCATGGGTATTTGAAGTCAGCGTTGCTGTAGCAGTCAGGCGGATTCCATTGGTTTCCGGAGCAGCTTTGCACTTATCAGTGGAGATGTACCACCTGTCCACGGTGTAGCCGGTGGAATACTCGTTCTGTCCTCGCTGATTTACCCGGAAATCCGGATTGATGAACATGTTTGGATTGTTTGCTATCTCATTTGCGTGCTTTCCGTCAAGAGTGTCAGCGTTGCCTCCGTTCGCGGGGAGCGTTGTTGGTATATCTTCTTTAGTAGCAATTTCTTTATCAAATAATTTACCTGTAGTTTTAGTTATCTCAAAAGCGTTACTTCTGTCTTCAGTAGATATACCATTACCAACGGAAAAAAGAGTATCAGCATTACTCTTGTTAAACGTTCCAAAAGCTGTCTCGTAATCATTTTTGTCGGCTATGACATTGTTACCATGCACAAAAGCTCCTCTTTTTAAAGCACTCGATGAGTCTCCCCCGGCATGAGCAAAAAACTTTGATGCTGTTGTACTATAACCTTCAGTATGAGAATAATCCCCGGTAGCGTCGGTATACGCACCTTCCGAATGGCTTGCCGAGCCATCAGCTTTCGTGTATAATCCCTCCGCATGAGAATAATTACCATTTGCTTTATTTTGAGTATAATCGTTAAAGATTTCAGCACTCGCCCCTGTACCAGCTTTACCGACACCAGTAACTTCATTAGCTCCTAAATATAACTTTTGAGTATCAGTAATATAATAAAAAACATCATTATCTTTGGTGCTTGCTGCATATTCTGCGGCAGTACCACGAAGAAATTTGACTTTATTATCAGCCATTAATTATTTCTCCTTTCATATTTATAATTTAATAAGGGCAATAATTCAATGTTATTACCCTTATTAGTGTTTTTGCCCTTTAGTAATTAAGAAATAGCACCCCAAGTAAGAGCTTCGTCTGTGCCATTAATCTTTGTAGCAAGAGTATCAGTAAGGTTCTCTTCTGCAACAGCCTTACCAACAAGAGTAGCAGAAATCTCATTGCTTGCAGAAATAGCAACACTTACGCCAGTAGTTTCAGCCTTACCAGTAATATCAGTAGCCTTTGCATAAAGACCACCATCTGCACCAACTTCAAGTAAATTGCCCTCGTCAGCAGAGATATTAACTTCACCTGAGATTGTATTCGTAGTATCATCAATAGTAAGGGTGACTGTACTTGTAACAGTCGAAGCCTTATATATCTTGACAAGCTCGTTCATCGAAACGAAACTATAAGCAACGTCCGTATCACCTTTCACAGCGAGAACTAAAACAGGTTCAGTATCAAGGTCCGGGTTAGTTGAATTAGGATAAAGCTCCTCACTCCAAGCAAATTCATTAACAAATGTAGTCTTAGTCTGGTCAAGGAACTGTTCCTTGGGAAGATTGATAGTAAAATCTGCCGTATCATCAACAGTAGCATTAGGCTTCTTGTAGAATGTCAGCGTATTGTTGTTGTAGAGAGTAGTCTTGAGTGCAAGGCTTTCTTCGCTATCAACCCAAGTCTTTATAGCATTTGTAAGAGTTGTTTCAAAATCAGTGAATTTGTCATCAACTTCTGTATTGCTGTAAGTTTCGGTTTTCTTATAGTAATCAGCAAGCTTTGTATTAACCTCTGTTGTCTTAGCATAATCTTTCAGTTTGTTATCAACAACTTCTGACGTATCGTAATCAGCTAAAGCATCAGTAATCTTTTTATCGACAACAGTTGATTTATCATATTCGGCAAGCTTGGTGTCTACATCGGCAGACTTTTCATAATCGGCGAGAGCAGTTGTTATCTTACCATCAACTTCGGCTGAAGTATCATAATCAGCAAATTTGGCGTTTGTGTCAGTAACAGACTGTTTAACTTCTTCAAACGTATCATTAGTTTTCTTTGCAGACCATACTTTGTCTATTGCCGTGGTTGTAGTATCATCTATTTCAACAGAGCCTTTAATAGCATTACCATTAAACAAGAGAGTATCGCCTGTATCGTTTGTAGTAAGTTTATCAAGAACTGTGTCCTTATTGTCGTGAGTATGCTTTGCTTCATCAAGAGGTTCAATGAGTGCATTAATCTGTGCCTTGTCGTAATACTTATCGGGGTCGAGTCCACCGCCAGTTCCTTTGAGATTAGGTGTAGTGAATGTACCGTCCTCATTTGTTACATCAAGCTTATATATTTCATTTGTATTATCGGGATTTTCTGTAATAGTGGGGGAGAAGCCAGTGTCACCTTTTTCACCCTTAGGCAAAACTCCAGCATTTTTGGTAGAACCATCAGATAACTCAACAATAAGACTATTTGTCGTAGTATCAATAGAAACTCCAACAACCGAAACACCATCTTTTACAACGAAGCTATTCTCTGTTACACTTCCGTCTGTTGCTGTCCAAGAAAGAATTACTTCATTACCACCAGTAACAGGAGTAACAGATTTAACCGTACATGGAGCACCTTTTAATGCCCCCATTCCAATTACAGTTTCGTTTGTATATCGTTTGGCTGCTGCTAGGGTTGCTATATCCATTTGTAATTCACCCTTTCTTTTATAAGTTTATATTCCATATCAAATTTCCATCCATGTATCAAAGAGCATAAATGTTCTTACATATCCAGCAGTGGTATCACCGAAAGAACATACACTCCCTATCGGCACAGCATTCATGCCTTCAAATATACCTTTCCCTGGTGTAGTAGACGTGGGTAAATCCTGCAAATCGCTTTCTTGTGTGACAGCGAACTCCGCAACGGGCGTATTATAATCATTTCCGTACTTCAAAAGCGCACCAGCCATATTATCATTCCTTTCTATAAAATTAAGACTGCCGTACTATTTGCACAGCAGTCTTGTATTACGCAATCAATCATTTCTTACAGGTAATTCATTAAGTTCATCAACGCAATTATGTATAAATGAATTGCCCCCAAGTGAAGTATAATTTGAATATAACTTTGCAAGGTTTTCTTTTTCGTATAAAGTTATATATCCTGATTTCATTCTTGAATTATATATAACCAAAATAGAATTTCTTAACCCTGCCTGCAAAGCATTACTTTGTTTTTTCATTTCATCGGACATTGTATCATTTTGTTCAACTTGTTTTTCTACAAGTTGTGTCAAATTATCGATTTTCTCATTTATGCCATCTTTGTCACTTGTCTTTGAGATCCAACTCACAAATTTATTCCGAAGCGGTTTTATTATAAGTACAAAAAGTGCAATAATTGTGCTGATACTTCCACACCATGAAGCTACTGTTTGTAAATCTATATTCTCCATAATCCACCTCACTTTTCAGAGGTAATAATAACAGAATTTGTAGTGTCAGATTTTTCACTCTTCCCCGCTAATGTCTTGATTTTCTCAAAGCAGTCCTTGCCGTAAGAAGTCACAGTAATTGCCAAGATTATAAGACATACAGCTACTATACTTATCCCATTAAGAGCCGTTAAAGTAGCTTCGTCAGCGACAATACCAAACTGTCTAATTATAGGTTCTATCATACTAATACTTGTAGTAAACAGCCCCGTTCCAACAATAAAACAAACTGTGTAAAACAGCCCCCAAAGGAATTTATTCCAATGCCAAGAGATACTATTCTTCTTTGCAATAGCTACACCAAGAATAATATCTGCCATTCGCATAAGCACTAAAGGAATAAGAAAAACGCCAACCATAAGTAAATTTGCCAATACTGTGTTAAGTATGTCTGTCATAAATTTACTTCCTTTCTTTATTATACTTATTATTTATTTCTTTTTTATATATTGAAACGGAATATAGGCAAATCCGTTAGAAAATTTCTCACATTCTGGGCTAGTAAACTTAACCCATATTGTGCCGTTTTCTGCCGTAACATTACTACCTAAGTAAACTATAATTTCTGTATTTTTAGGCAATCTTGATATAGTTTTAGCATTGCGTTCTGGCACATATTTAATAGGCGTTCTATCTTTAGTGGTAATATATTTAGAATAATAAACACTAGGTTTGTATACTAAATTTCCTAAATTGTCAAAAACTTTATAGCCTCTATTGTAATCAGCGATATTTTTTGCTGTTTCCAGATTATTATAAACACCTATTTGGCTTTCAACATTATCTTTGCTTCTTCTGATTTTATAGGGTACATTTTCTACTGGTTTTTCATATGCTAATAAATATTTTTTTACTGTTGCTTTAAATTTACTCCAATGTGGCATAATATAAAGAGGACAAACTTTCGTTACTCCTTTTTCAATATGAGTATTAAGATAGTCTACACTACCACTAAGTCCTAAATTTTTGTTAATCCAATAAGTATGTGTTCTTAATGCAGAGATATCTAAGTCGTTTTCGTGGAGAAAATATGCCGCTAATCTAGCAGTTTTGTCTTCTGCTATAGCATCCGATTGTTTATTTTCGTTCATAATACACTCAATAGCAATATCATCTATTGCCCCTACATTATAAGTACCTCTTGCATTACACCATCCCACTTCATCAAATCTGAGTAACTGCCATACAGAACTTTCGTCTACATACAAGTGTGGTCTAACTGAACCCATATTTTCATTATATGTAGCAAGAGTATATCTTTCAGCATCATCTTGAATATTATCTAAGTCAGCAGTATTATGAATTGTAATTGTATTCACTTTAGGCATTTTTACATTTGCTTTATACAATGCATTAGGAGAAAATTTTGCGTTTCTAGCTTTAGTAGGGTCTTTCCATCTGAGACCATCTGGAATAATTTTTTGTTTAATTTGTATTCCTGCTATTGTGATTATTTTATCAGGAGTAATTGTCATATATTTCACCCTTTTAACTATCCTATGATTCAATTAAATCGTAAGTTATCTTCATCGTCTGGGCACTAGTTTTTGTTACTGGAGTGGCTAGATTATTAATAGTAGCCAAATAAGTGAAGTCTTTATTAAGATACAGTTTTGGCGCATTATAATAGTTATAACGAGATATAAAATATGGGTATATATCTGTATATGTATAAATTTGCATATTATCCATATTCGAAATGTTATCTTGCCAATATCCTAGCCTAATAATATCCCCATCTTCGGTTATACATTGGTTGTTCTGTAAGAAATGTGCTTTACGTTTCAAATCATAAAGCCTTTCCCACTTCCTATCGTTATAATCACTGGTCAAATCAAATTTTTTTATGAAATTTCCGTTAAAATCCACAGTAGCTAAGCAATAGGAACTCGTACCAAGTTGAAACCATGCTATAATAAAATTATTCATCAAACAAAATGGTTTATAACCGTCATATTTGTGATAAAAATTACTGCTCCCGATGCCCGCATTGGCGAACCTTTTGATATAAAAATCATCAGGAAAACTTTGAACATTAATAAGTATTTTTTTATCAAGGTCAACAGTTCCTGTTAAAGCATTAATTCTATTACAATTAAACCAAATGTCGTAGTGTATCTTATCTTCTTGTTCTTGATGACCATATCCAATGCAACGTATAAAACCATCTGAATCTGTATAACTAGTATAATCTCCTGGGTTTGTAATAGATATGTCCTGTGTCTTATATGGCGAACTTGCAGAGCTACCACAATCACCCCAATTTAATTCTATCTTTTCTGTGTTAAGTATTTTATAATAAGAAAGTCTAAATGTTGTTGTAGACGGATTTGACAAAGAAACAATGGTGTCTTTAGCTACTATTCCTCTAATTCCACCAAATTCGCTTGTTGGGATATCTTTTGGGAGATTGTATAAAGGTCTTGACAGGTTGTTATCAAAATTATAAAAATTAGTTATCTTAGGATTATAATTGTCTGCTGTCGGATCCCAATATTCATTAAGTCCTATATATCCACCTGTGCGACTTGTTAAACAAACGCAAGCAATTGTCCCGTTTGCACGGTCTGTAGCAAAATCCCACACCAACCGATATCCGTTGCTAAGAGTTCTACACTCTGTCTCATTCAACGTCCCAGTACATGGGTTAGTTCCAGAATATACTCTTCCAGCATGTCCAACTGCACCCTCACCATTTGCATATATCAAATTTGAGTTTTCTTCTTTTTTATTACTAAAAAGAAGCACTCCACCCATGGCGTTAGTAGATATAGGTAAAGTGTTGTCGAGAATCGTTTTTATACTTGTATTACACGACACAAATTCAACCGGAAGATTTAAAAGCTTCTGTACGGCACTTGTAACCATATTATTTTCTTCTACTACTTGTTCTAACTCTCCGGTTTCCGCGTTAAATAATTCTATTTTTGTATGCCCTTTGATTTTCATATCATTCTCCCTCCAAATAATTCATAGTATAAGTAAAAGCCCTATTAAAGCTCTCAATATAAGCATCATAAGCACTTTCTTTAATATTTCCTAATTCGCTCTTATACAAAATATTTACCTCACCAGATACTTGACCCATATCAGTAACAGTAAGTTTAATCCTAGACACATCTGATATTTCTACTTTTACAGGGTTAAACGTATATCTAACTCCACCAAATGTAGCAGTTATTTCAAAAGCTTTTATATTTTCGTTTGCAGAAATACTTGTGATTGGGTTTGTCATTTCAATATATATAGTGGTGCTATCAGTGCTATACACACTCCCAGTAACACAAGGCATGTTATCTGTTATCCTTGAGGTTGTTAAAACAAAAGAATTAATATAGTGATAAGCCACATTCTCTGTAAAAGAAATATCTATGGGGGTTTGAATATCACATATAAACCCATCTTCGATATCCATGGTTTTTAACACAAAGGGATTAATTTTAAAATCCCCAGTTTTTTCTCTGAAATGCAAATATCCGTCCCATAAATTAGAAGTGTCAATTTTTCTTGCAATGGTTACAGCCATAGCAATAGCATTATTCCATCTCAAGTCTGTTGCGGCTGTTTTCCAGCGTACAGGTATGCTAACATCTGTGTCACTGACAAATTCTATTTTTTTCTCGTCTACATCAGACATCTTTCCCTACTCCTCTCGCTGTTATGGCTATTGTGATGACAAAATTGCAAAAATCTATATCTACATCTTCGTTTGCCCACTCAATGGTTGCATATTTATCTCCTCTTGTTGCTTCTATAATACGACCTTTTTCATCTTTATAAAATTTCAAATCAGGTATCATATTTATTCGCCCTCAAAAATCCCAACATATCTTTCAATGCCAGCGTTTGTATGCACAGAATAATCTATATTGGAATTTATAGTAATTGACGTAATTGGTTCAAGAGAATAACCGCCATCATATCTTGGCTCACCACAGCGTTCGCCTATCCAACCCTTTGCAGAATTGCTAGTATAAAATACTTTAACAGTATCACCAACACCAATGACTTCCCCTGTTTTATTCAAAAATTTATACTCTTTTTCTTCTATATCATCAAGAAAATAAACAAACACTTTATGCGTTTCATCATCAACACCAATTACTCTAGCCTGTTTGCTTTTAACACTATCATTTACTTTTTCTTTGTCATTTTTCTTTTGAACAGTAGAAATTAATTTTGTAAGCAATTCAGAATTTTCATCTTTTTTATTAGTCACTCTCTCACCACCTTATTATTACACACATTGCAAGTCATTCAAATTCACTGAACTCCGGAAGATTATCAACATTGCATAATGAAATCGACATTTCATTTCCATTTATTGAAATTTCGCTTATTAAAAATCTCACATTATCCAATCCTAATTCTTCATTTCTGACTAATATAACATCCTCCACATCTAAATGAGGGAGCATTGTACAATCCAATTTAACGCTCATGCCAATAATGCTTTTCATTTTAAGATACATTTCAGCATAAGCATCTACGTTAGCCTGCTCATAGCCAAACATATCTTCCATTGTTTTAGCCACACGATATCCAACAAGACTAATTCTTACTGGGGATTTAGGATTATCATTTTCGGCAACGCCAACGAAACTAGCACCATCAAAATTTTCTCCCCAGACAGTCACTCTATTCTTTACATCGGAAAAGTTATAAGTCAAACTAGAAGAAATATATTCAGCAGTTGCCTTATCATCAAACACCCACATAGGGGCTTTGTTTTTAAACTCAAAGTCACTAGAGCCTCTTGTGAGAACCAAATGTCCTACATTATCATAATACATTCTGCATTTAAGACTGTTAGCCAACTCTGTAAATATATCTCCAAAATATGAACCTGTGCTTAGTTCAATATCTTCGCCAAGTTCAATATCTCTTGTATCAAAATCTATCAAAGGATTTATCGGGTCGGTAGGTCTACCGTTACCTTTTTCTTGTGAAAGCATATCTACAAACATTTGACCTACTTTATCGCCTAATTCAATCTTTGTGGCGTTTTCGAGACAAGCGCCACCCGTTTCAGATGTGAGCAATCCAAATTTATCTACACAATCAATACTAATAATATCATTTTCTTGTGATATTCCGGTTGTAGTAAATATACCCTTGCTAAACCAATATATGTCGCCTGTGTATCTGTCCTTTAATCCTTTATAATACCGGATTTTTTTATCAAACCAGAATGGACTATTTTCGTTGGTATCATATTTGTGGTCGTGATTATAAATCTGAAAGCTAAATTTTCCCTGAATACCTTGCCCATAAGTTTTAGAATAATTCTCACTATCAATAATGATATCATCAGTAATCTCGTAGATAGTATATTCTAAATGGTCTAACACTTCAATTTTAGCAAGAACAATTTTTCCTTCATTCTGTGCAAGTCTAACATAATTTTGGTCATAGATATCATAATGTTCCATACCTATCACCTCAATCTGTCATTATTCTTGTTCTGGTTTGATTATCAGCATACATATCCCTTGTTTGTACAAAATCTATTTTAATAGAATATGTCTTATAATTTCCACTATCATCAGGAGTATAGGTGTGAGATGTAATAGTCCCAAACCACACATTACCCATAGTGCTTTTTATTAACACAGGCTGTTTGCTATTAACATCAGATTTCCATTTCTGAAATGTCTTATAATCGCCATCCGTTAATCCATAATCAGGACAAGAAATATGCCCTAGCAAAAAGCTCAAAGAGAATGAGTCATAATCCATATTTCCATAAGTAATAACAGGCTTCCCTCTTTCGGTGTCACTTTTATCTCTTTTTATATTATGGTCAACATCACCAATGTCAGGATTTAATTGTACCTTCCAAGAAGATGTCACTTTAAATTGCTTATCACCATACATATAATTATAATAAATTCTTACATCTGTGATAAATTTAGACGGTCTTTCATAGGGAACTTCGGTTAAAAAATAAATCTCATAATCGTCAAAACTAGTTGCTATAGGCACTTTAGCCTGTTGATATACTGTGGTTGTCGCAACCGGGATAACAATATATTGATAAATCATATCACCACCACAAGTATAATCAATATAACTTGAAGCAGAAGTTTGCTGAACAGTTTCAAGATATTGTTGAGTACCATCAGAATTTATTCTTTGAATAATATAACTTGTTGGAGCAACTCCAGTAGCATTTTTCCAAGTTAATTTTACAGTATTTTTTACTGTATCTACAGTTGCTTTCAAATCAGTAATCCCGACTGCACCTTTAGGAATAGTGCAATTAACAACAGGACTTGTGACCTCAACATCATCTTGTGTCACTATTGTAATTTTCCCTTTGAAAGTAGCATCTGGTAATACCTCTCTAAAAAGATATTCCATTCTGCTAGACCATATTTTCTCACTCTGATTTATTATATTATCATCTTTATCATATATAGTCCAATAATAATACTTAATTGGATAATTGCCTTGTGTTGTTATGCTAGCTTCACACTTTATAACCTCATTGACAAAAGTCATCTTAGGAGTTATAACAGGAATAGCCTTAGTATTGAAATAATAATAAGGAGAAATAACAAAGCATTGATAAATTTCATATGGCGTATTTTCATCTATTTCTGGAACAGTTCCCTCTATGCCCACAAATCCAGTTTTATTATAGTATTTTGTAATACCATAATAACTACCATTAACTTTAATATATGTATTAGGGATTGTATCACTATCTGCTCTGGTTTTTCTATGTTTGCCAGTATCAAGATTAAGTCCTTGTTCAATAGGAATTAACCCTGTTTCTGATAATACAGTGTCCATATTTACAACTTTAACAGTACTAAGATAAAGTTCTGTACTAACAGGGATAGCATTTTTATCATCAAATGCCTCAGATAATTTAAGTATTCCCTTACTCTTGTTATAACCTACAACAGTTTTCCTACCATTCCCACTCCAATAACAATAGCAAGGTAAATTAATATCTAATCCTTTTTCGATAGGAATATAAATATTATTTGTTATATCTTCATCAGTTGATTGTACTGTAACTTTTGTTAACGGATTTTTTTGTATTTTACCTTTAGATGAGTATACATCTGGATAATAACCATTATCTATATCAACAGGCTCATAAAATTTTGCTCTCCAAAGATATTCGGTATTTTGAGGAATATCACTTGTATTTACAATATCTATTTCTTCGCCATTTCTAAACCCATCAGTGCTTTTACCACGTTCATAATAAATATTTCCTACTCTATCACCAGTCTGATAATCATACACATAAAAATCAGCTCCCATACAAAAGTCACCATTAAAAGTAATTTTCATACTAAAATTAGAACCGTCTATACAATTATTATTAGGATAAGCATTTGTGGGTGAACATAACATTATTTATTCCTCCTTTCATTTTTTGTTTCTGTTTATATAAAATCAGCCCACCATATTTCAGATGAGCTGATATAAATTATAAAGCAATTATTTAATACTATTGATTGCTGTCCGAAGTGTCTTATTCATATAACTCTTAATCTGCTCAATAACAGTATTGCTATCCTTTGAATCATAAACATTAAACGTGTTATTCAATGTTATAGACTTATTATTAACAATACTTTGTGCGTTATTAACTGTACTATTTGTAACAGGAGCAGTTATCGGAGTATTCCCAGTGGCAGTATTAGCAATAGCTTGGAACTGTTGTGGTGTAACAGTAGCGCCCAAACCACTTAAATAATCAGCAAGACTTACAGTTACATATTTATCATTGTCCTTGTTGTCATTAACATCTTTATTATAAATGTCTTCTGCCAAACCATTACGAATATTTTTTGCTGTATTTTCATCAATATGAAGAAGCCCATTCTCATCAACACCCAGTGCCTTTTTAGCCTGTTCAATAGCTAACTGGTCTTTGGCATTGCTTTCCATGTCAGAGAAAGTATCTTTATAAGCATTAGCACTATCAATTTGTTTATCAATAGCTTCTTGTTGCTTTTCATAAACCTCGATTTGTTTATCAATATCAGTTTCTTTTATTTCTCTTTTAACATCATCAAGTTCCTTTTGAGCGTCCTTAACAGCTTTTTCATCCTGGATCTGTACAAGTCCCTCGCCCTCTTTATAAACAAAAACTTTCTGTTTCTTTGCTTTTTCAAGATTATTCTGGGCTTCAATCAGGTCAAGTTCTCTCTGTTGCTCGTCATTTTTTCCTTTGAGAGCGTCTTTTTCATCATTGAGAGCGTCTATTTTACTATCAATAGCATTTTTTTCTTTTTCAAGAGCGTCTATCTGTTTATCAGTTACCGCCTCAATAGCATCTAAAAGAGTTGTATAATAATCTATCTGATTTTGAAGAGCATCGGAAATTGATTTATCTGCTGATTTAGAAGAACTACTATTGGGTTCTTTTACATTATTCTTATAACCATTAAGAATATTTATAAGTTCTTCCATAGCGGTTATGCTATCTTTTACAGATGCATAATCTTTGAACAAACCCGTTTCGACAGCATGTTTATAAGCATAAGCCGAAGATATCAGTGAAATTTCATGGGCATATTCTTCCATACGAAGCTTGGCTTGTTCAATTGCAGATTTCGTCATATCAATCTGACTATCAATATAATCATCTCTAGTCTGATACGCTTGTTTGCTTACACTTTCAAGAGCAGACTGTTCAAAAGTATAACCATCAGAAGTTTCAATAACGCTATTTTTTAATTGAGGATATAACATTATTAATTTAGTCATATCATCATAAGAAAGAGAATTGCCTTCGTTAAGAGTTTCTTGTGCTTTCTTTAACGTTGAAATACTATCATTATAGCTATCAACTTGTTTTGTGACTTCATCAAAAGAATCTCTTATTCTATCAGCATCAGAATAATTGAGTAAAGATTCTTGGAAAGAAGCAACATTCAAATCATCTTGCGCTCCTTGGAGTGCTTTCTTTCTTTCTTCAATTTGCTTGTCAAGGGCGTTTAATTCATCTAAATCTGCTTTACCATTGATATGTTTAAGTTTTTCAGCACGTTGAGCATAAAGATTTTCAATCTCTTTAGAAACAGCATTAAATTGTTCCTGATACGATTTCTTCTCTTCAGCAATAGCATCTTTACCACCATCAACAATGATGGTATCATAGCTTAGCCTGAGAGCTTCTAAATCAATAGTCCAAGTCCCATCTTTCTGTTTAACAAACTTATCAAACAAAGACGGGTCTAATTCAAGAAGTTCATTAACCTCTTTAGCAGTCAATCCTGTACCAGCAGTTATTTTTTGCATTGCGGACTGGTATGTGTTAGAACCACTAATAATATCTTTGAGCAGTTCTTGAAGTTTGGTTAATGCCTCATTGAGAGAGGTTACTTCAGTTACAGCATTATTGGTGGGTGTAACTGTACCATCCAAGACATCAGACATACCATTAAATGCAAGGGCAATTAAATCAAGATTATCTGCACTATCTACAACTCCTATTTCAACAAGTTTATCTATAAACTTATCATATTTAGAATCATCAAGCATTTTAGCCGTAACTTTGCCTTGCTTTCCTAAATCTTGTAAATCTTGAACAACATCATTAAATTGCCAATTATCAACGACACGATTAAAAGCGTTTGCTTTGGCATTAGTACCACCTAATGCAATTGCATATTTATCCTGAAAATCATTTATATAATCAAGCCATTCATTTACAGCTTTATCATCTTCAGTTGTAGGCTCTCTTATATAAGAAATATCATTTGCTATTTCAGACCACTCATCATTCTTAGATGTTAAGTACTCCTCAATGTCGTCTAAACGCTTTTGAATACGTTCTCTTTCTTCGTCTGTTTCGGCACTTGATAAATCATCAAGAAGATTTTTCCTAATTTCAAACTGTGCTTTTATATACCCAGTTTCATTAGTTAAATATTCATCACTAATTGAATATTGGCTTACAGGCTTTTTGCCGTCAGGATTAACTTCATGTTCAAAAGGATCTTCGGTATCTTTTACCATAGTTTGAACAAAAGTTTTATTTTTCTTTTGATTATTAATTCTTTGTTCAAGTTCAAGTAAATCAATCTTTCTTTGTAATTCATTATTAGTGTTTACAAGATTATCATATTCTTCTTTTTCAGTAAAAGTAAGAGAATCCTTCCCTTTTAATTCATTTATCTTCTCAACAGTCGTCTGCAATTCATCATTTAATGATTTTAATTCATCTTCCGTTTTTTTACATTCAGACTTAATATTTTCAAGTTCTTCTTTTGACTCTTCAAATGAAACAGTTAAAGCATCTGTAATTGCTACAGTGGTGGCAATTGCTCCTGCTAATAAAATGAACCATCCAACAGGATTACTAATTAAAAATTTTCCAATAGCTTTGACTGTACCGCCAATTGCTTTGGTTAATACTTGGAACGATACGGCTTCACCATAATTAGCACCCTGCACACCTAATGCGGTTGATATCAACTTGGCGTTTTCGGCAGATAAAAAGCCTTTTGACATAGCTTCATTAATTTGTTCTGCGGTAAGTCTTATCGTTGCGTTTTCTTCAAGTTGTTTTTGGGTAACTAGTCCTGCTGATAAAAGAATTGATTTTGCATCTGCTTTATTGCATAATTCCTGCTGAACCAAAGAAACAGTTTCTTGCGCTGTCAATGCTTCTGACGAAGTAATAAGCCCCGCTTTTGTAAGAATAAGTTCTTTCTCCGAAGCAGAAAGTTGAGTTGTGGATAACGCTAATTTTGCCTGTTCTAAGGTCAGCCCATTAATTGATGCTGCATATTTTGCAATAGTAACATCATCAAGTACCGCACTTATACCAGTTCCCTTAAATGACATTGTAATAGTTTTAAAAGACTCAGCCGCCATTGTAGCTTGTTTTAAATCAGTTACCCAACTCTTTATACTAAATGCCCCAATATTTTGGAAAAGTTTTTTTGCTGATATTCCTGCTATAATAGTAGGTATTAATCCTATTTTCTCAACAAGTTTAGATACTACTTCAAAAATACTAGATACAGTTGTTAATACTCCATTCAACGGTGATGAAGCGTCGCCCAAAACATCTAAAACTCTAGTTAAACTTTGAAGAATAGTTTTCTCAAAATCACGAGTGATAGAAGACTGTGCTATACCAGTAAGGGTTTCTGTCAATTCATTTTTAGCGTAATCAACGGAATCTTTGATTACTCCCATCTCACGGTCAGCAGAACCAGCAGATTCATTTTCGATAACATTCATAACATCTTTCGCTGCTTGAATGTTGCTAAGTATTGCTGCACCAGCCTGAGCTTGATATTTGCCAAAAAGTTTTTCAAGAAGTTCTTGCTGATTTTTTTCGCTTAACTCATCATATACGTCAGCAATCTGAACAAGGTAGTCATAAATTGATTTATAATGTTCCTGTGTTTCATCTGTAAATAACGATACACCTTTATAATCATTGCTTGCAGCCTTAGTCAAATCAATTACTTTACCTGTAATGTCTACAAGATCATCAGATAATTCTTCGGTGCTTTCGTCATACCCTCTTACCCTCATAGCAACGCTCTTTAAAGCGTTACCCATTTTTTCACTATCTTGTAAAACTTCCTGACCTGCTGTAAACAACGCAATAGTTTCAGATAGAGTTGAGTTCATTGCTGCCATTGCCGCCGAAGAACGAGACAAGCCAGATATGATATCATTATTGTCCGTTGCAAAACGGTTGCCTATCTCATTAATTGGTGACATTATTCCTTCTTTAACGTCATCAACATCAATTTTAAATGCCTTCATAACACTTACAAGTCCAGTTGTCGCCGTATCAACGTCCATGCCCGGAGAAATGCTTGCAAACATTGATGAAAGTTTAGACATTTCTGTTGCAGCTTCTTTTGTCGAGAAACCCAATCTAGACCAACTGGACGCCTGAGAAATTACTTCCTTAGTAGTAACACCTAACTGTTTAGCAACATCATTAGCAGAATAATAAAAATCCTCTAAATCTTCACTAGTACCCTTGAAAGTCTTTCTTAAATCAATCAACTCAGTGTCAAGTTCAGCAACAGTTTTAAACATGCCTCTGATTTCTCTTGCAATAGAGGCTGTTACCATTGTCAAACCCATCCATCTAGCGAACTTCTGAGCATCTGCCCAAAGCTTCTGAAATACCGTTCCACCCTCAAGCCCTAACGCCTTAACTTCAGACCTCATAGCCTTGAATTGAGAAGTTATCTTCTGAATATCGCCATTATCAGCCCCAGATTTTAACTTACTCATCATAGCATTCCATTCTTGTGAAACAGTCATGCCAGATGTAAGAGTCTTATTAGATTTCATTGCTTTACCATTAGCCATAGCAAAAGCTTCAAGTTGAGCAACAAGAACTTTTATCTTACCTTTCTGAACATCAACGCCATTAGTCTGTTTTAATTGAGTTTGTAAATCCTTGGCAGAAGTTTCAACCGTTTTAATCTGGTTATTAAGATTAGTCATATCATTGACCAAGGTAGCAAAAGCAGTAGTGTCAACCTTGCCAGTTGTATTACCAACAGTAACCATTGTACCAACAGTTTCTCGCATTTGAGTAAGTTTAGTAATAAACTGATCTAATTGTGCAATCTGAGCTTGCACACTAGATTTATTAGAATTATCAGCAAAAATCTTACTGTTTTTCAATCTGTTCAGATTGACAATTGATTTTTCAATGGCTGTAGCATAATCACTAACTTGTTTAATGTTTTTAGCCATTTGGGCATCGGTTTGATGATTTTGAGCAATAGTAGCATCTTCTCTTGCTTTTTTCACCTGTTGTGTAACATAGGCTTCTTGCTCTTCAAGAGAAACAATATTTTTTAAAGTCCCACTTTGCATTTGCAAATTTTGCAAAGTTTTTTCTTCATCATGTAACTTTTGCTCTAAATAAGTTTTATTGCTTACATCAGTAGAACTAAGTTTAGAAATCTGAGTTTGTATCTGATAAATCTTATTCTGGCTTTCAACCTGACTATCAAGATTGATTTTAAGCCTTTGATAATTCGTCACAAGTTCTTGTATCCTTGCCACATATTTATCTAAGACAGCAGGATTTTTAATACTTGTAATACCACGTTGTAACGATGCCATTTCTTTAGCAACATTACCAACTAATAATTGTTGCCCTTTCCATTCATTTGCAATATTACTAAGATAATTCTTATATATAGCAGTTTTAGTTGCCATATCATCAATCTTGTTTATCTGGTCAGAATTTATAGTAAGCCAATTTGAATTTCCAGAACCTTTGAATAATTCTTGCAATGCTTGAAATTTAGTCTTAGCATTATCCAATATATTAAGAATACTAGTTAAAGCCGAAGATTTACCTGCTTGGTCTTCAATATTATTAAGATTAGAAAAAGAAGAAGTAAGATTATCAATCTCTGTTTTCATTGCTTGAACCGGGACTTTAGAATTATTGATACTATTTATAAATTTATCAATATTATTTCCCGTATCAATCTTAACAGTTTCAAAACCTTTTGCTCGGAGTTGAGTAGCAACCTTTTCAGCATTATGGTACTGAGTAACCATCTGATTAAGTTTATCAATTTGAGTTACTACATTTGCTTTCATTGAAGCCATTGTGACTTCATCAGCATTTTTTAACGCCTCTATTGATTGCTCTACTTTTATATACTGCTGATTAAGATTATTAATATTTTCATCAGACTTTACAGATTTGCCACCATTTACATCCTCCCAAGAAGAACGTATTTTTTGTAAATCAGATGTGAACGATGTTTGCAGAGCTTTGATTTTATCATTATATTTTTGCTGAGAAGCGATTAATTTTTGGATGCCCGCATCGGCTTCCCTAACATTGGAAAGCATATATACAAAATTAGGATTATCTTCATCGCCAATATTTTTCCAAGTATATGCAAACTTCTGTAATTCACCAGTTGCAGACTTAACCTCAATAGTAAAATACTTTATAAGATCAGAAGACCCACCTCTTGCATTCATAGTCGGGTATTTTATTGATGAAGATGATACTTCTCCAAACTTCTTAAAAGCTTGAATTGCTTCATTAATACCATTTTCACTCCCGCTGAATGTCATCAAAGATGAATCAATATAATCTCTAAAATTACTTGAAGATTTTAAAACCTTATTTTGTTTTTCTTGTGCCTTGGTGACTTCTTCAATGGCTCTTAACTTCTTTTGAGCTAATTCAGTAGAATTTTTAGTGACAGTTGTATTCTGATTTTCAACATCAATAGATTGCTTTATATTTTCAGCATATGCCTTTTGAACATTGGCAACCTCATTATAGACACTACTAAATTGTGCCATTGTACCGATAGCATTTTGGGCGTTGTTATCAACGACTGTATAACTTGAACCAATTTTTTCAAGCGTACTATCCAAAGAACTTGTATTAGCTCCGTTGGCAGTAAATTGGTTAAATAAGTCTTGCGTTATTTGGAGTTTACCATCTAAATTTGTAAATCCCGAAATAATATTCTGAATTTGCTGCGCCGTATTTACTAAGCCAGATGAACCAGAAATATTAGCTATGCTAGAAAATAATTTGTTAATATCAAGTTGGTCAAGTTGAGAAATGGTAGTAAAAGATTTATTAATTTCGGACAGAAAATTTAAAATCTGTTGCCTATAATTTATAAGTATATCATCAAGAGTACTACCTAATTTCCATAATGCACTATCATCAGGGACACCAACAACATCTTTATTTCTTAAATTATTCCAAGTATCCCCAAATATTTGCTTGAATTGTTTATTTGTTCCTAAATATTGCCTAGTAGCTACATCGCATTCACCAATTGCATTAGCAATATCATGATATAATGCTTTAAAATTATTAAACGCTGTTATCGTTTCTTGATTTTTAAATTGTTTCCCATAATCTTGAGCAAATTGTTGTAACGCTTGTTGAGCCTTAGCTATCGCAGAAAAATCTTGTTTTTGAGTTGCAACTTGGAATTCTCTCATCAAAGATTGAAGCTCAGTTTTAGTTTCAGACGTTAATGACTTTATGTCAAACGCCTTCATAAAAGCATTTGACATTGCTTTAAGATTTTCCAAATCAATCTGAGAAATATCTTTTAAATCAGAAGTAGCTTGCTTGGTTACAGAAGTTACTTTAGCTACCGCTTGTTCAGCATTTTGACTTGAAGAAGATACCTTAGACATAGCATTTTCAGAAGTATTTCCCAAATTACTCATCTGGGTAGCAGTTTCTTGAATAGCAACAGACTCATTTTTTATAGATTGAGTAGTTTTATCAACCTCAGACGAAATGATAGATTGAGAGTCAACAGGTTTAGTGAGCGTAGAAATTGTTTGTTCAATAGAAGTTTTTAGTTCTTCCATTTTGCCTTTTGAATTACTTAATTGGTCTATATATGGTTGAAGCATATTTGTTAATTCAGGACTATAAGTAATAATTTTCTGTAAATCTTCATAAGTCGCTCTAAATGTTCCATTATTATATTGGCTATAAGCCTCATCTCCAAGAACTCTTCTAATAACACCACTAAGTTTATTAATAGTTTGTTCTGCTTCATTAGAATCTTTGATTATTTGTTTTAATGCTTTAGGAGAATAATCAAGTTTATCTAAACCAAGAGTACTGCTATATGACAACCACGCTTGACCATTTATTTGATTATTCCCATAAAGCATATTCATGCCAGTAATTATCTGTTCTAATTGCTCGTATGCATTTTGCATAGAAACTGTCCATTTGTCAGTGTGAACAATATTATCTTGTAACCAAGCTTTTATTTGTATTATTTGAGTACCAATGTAAGAGTCTTTAGAAAATCCGAAACTTTCGCTATATTTAGCATATTCTTGTAACCATTGAACAACTTGTTTTTCTTCATCGCTTAAAACTTTATTTTTTTGAATCAAGGCTGACACAGAAGTTTCTTGATTTCTTAATATATTAGTTATATTATTAACAACATCAGAAACCTGCAATCCTTCAGTTTTAACATTCCTGAAATATTTTACTAACCCTTGTATTCCTTGTTCAGTAGACACTCCATTAATTGCATTTTGAAATATGGTAATATATTCTGGCAACCCAGATAATTTTTCTTTTACTAAATCAAAGTCATGAGCTAAAATACGCCCAATGTTATCCTTGCCAGAAAATTCTAAATATTTTTTCTTAGCTTGTTCAATGGCATTTTCCAATTGCTGAACAGGAGAAATATCTATTTTTGGAGCAACTACTGCTTTTTTATTAATTTCATTAATCTGGGTAGTAACAATCTGATTGACTTGATTTAACTGTGACTGTGTCCCCGCATTACTAACTCCAATATTTATATCGTACTGTTTCTGTGTTATTTCTTTTAACTGATTTTGTATGTTATTTACAACACCATCTGATAACTTACCCAATAATTCAACAGAGTTTAATTGTTTTTGGATATTTTTAATATCCTCATTTATTTTTTGAACACTTTTAGATATATCTAATTTGGCAGATAATAAAAACATATCGTCATTCGCCATATTTTTCACCTCGTCATTTTATAAATTAAATATTACATCTTAGGGAATTTTTTACCCACAATAATAGATAATTTGGTTGTTTGCAAAAAGTCGTCAATGCCATTTTCAACGAAATTGTATCCTTCCCTATATCCGAAGTTTTCAATATTTTTGAACCATACGTCTTTTTTTACCTCATATCCATAGTTCAAAAGGTATGCCACATTCACTTCATCAGCTTGACTTTCATTTTTCCAAATACCAAAGCCCGATTCACGGATAACTTTATCATTTTCAAAGAAAAGATTTATACATATTTTATTACCCTCAACATAAATATGTGCTATATCATCTACTGATAATGACTTCGGTAACATATCTGTACGGTTATATATTTTAGGGGCATAACTCTCTCTATAATCATCTATTCTTTTTTGAATACAATCTCGAAGTCTCTGCGCTTCTTCATAAAGAATTTTAGATAACGTTTTCCCATTTCCCATTTTCAACTTATTGAAATCCATTTTTGCAAGCTGTGAAGCAATACTCATTTTATTCACCCAACTTTAATAATCTCTCCATTACTTTACAATCATTTTCTGCAACACTCTTATCATGAGCAAGACAAATTACAGTGATTTCCATTCCCATCTTGCAATCTGCACTTAATATTCCAAGAATAGATTTCATATCTACTGTACGATTACCTAAATCAAGATAAACCATACTTTTGAGTGCATTTGTTTCTGATACGATTTTATTAACCACCCTACCGGATAAAGGCATAGGGAGTATCATAGTAAACTTACTGCTTTCCATCGGCACTATCTCCCCCAATATCATTATTTGCAAACATTGCAACAGCTTTGCTCTTATTCGATGTATTTGTCTTATTAGACTTCTTCTTAGTTGATACAGTCTTAACCTTGGTTCCGTTATCATCGTTTTCAGTCTTTTCGACATCATTTTCAGTCACCGCCTTGACGATACTCTTTGAGTTCTTATCCATATTCTTTGCAAAATCCGTAGCCTGTACCATAACTTTCTTCATATCATCTGCATTAAACTCGCCAAAAGATGTAGAAAATCTGTCAATGGCATCCTGAACAATATTGACGAGACTTGCAAGAGCATTATTAAGAGGATTACCGACCTGTTTCTTGACATATTCAATCTTTTCAGAAACAGCATTATCAATCATAACATTCTGACGAGGGTTGATTTTATTAAGAGAATCTGTATAATATCCATTAATCCAATCAACATAAAAATTCTGAATATCATCATTAGGAAGTTCATCAGGACAGTAATACTTTATCTTATAAAAAGCCGAAACTACAGGAGTATATTCAGGTTTATATTCTATCTCATTCGTATTTTCATTAGTAAAAAACACACTGCCAACAACGGTATTTACTAACTTACTCATCTCAATCAGTTCAATAGTATCTCTCATATTCTTTTTCCTTTCAAACTTTATTTTGTTTCTTATCTGACTTACGTCTCTTTTCAAGTTCATCGTATGTAATCCAATTATCACCATTTCCATTGCCATATTTAATACTGCGACAATACCAATAAAATGGGATATCTCTAAACTTATATTCAAATAATTTTCTCTTCAATTTTGCAGTTGTATCGGGTAATCCCTTGACATCTACAACAATCTGTCTATTATCTGCGAAAGAAATAACATAATCAGCTACATATTTTATAGGTAATATCTTTTTACCTTCAAAATTCACAAACCCTTCTTGCAAAATATAAGGAACTTGCATTTCATATGAAACGATTTCGCCTATATCAATTTTAGGCTCAATCCATTCAATAAGGAATTTCATTTCCGTTTCACTATCAAAAGTTATACCTTTATATGTACGTTTTTTCTTTCCCTTTTCAGATAAATCAACATTATATTTTGATTTCTTCATTTAACTATCCTTTATCAAATTATAAAAAATAGGGAGACAACCACATTTGACGGTTGCCTTAATGGTCATCTCCCTATAATTTTATTCTTTTATAAACTTTGTTCTATTCTTTTTGGTCTTTGGATTAAGCTTGTCTTGAACAATCTCATTTACATTATCATTGACAATATTAGTTTCTGAAATTTTAATGTTGTCTACATCAGTTTCAGATTCAAGTTTTATATCATCAGCAAATATCTCATCAACAATAGCCTTAACATTATCACAATATTCAATATTACCATAAGCATCTATTGCATTCTGTAATTCTGTTCTGGCTTTATCTTTATTATACTCGCCATTATGATACATAATAATAGGTATATGATAAGCAAAATGAGCTGGACAGCAAACTACCCTACGCCATTGTAAGGTTTCGGGTATATTTTGCTGGCAGGTATTGCAAGCCTTAAATTCCTTTCCACAGACCAAACAATGCCTGATTATTTCCATACTTATTTATTCCTTTATTAAGCAGTCTTGTAAACCTTGAAGTCCCAGAACTTGGAGTTTCCCACTCCACACTTGTCAACAAGGCTCTTGAACTGGAAAGGATGCTCAACACCATCGCCACCCATATCAAAATCAAAGTTAGCATTCCAGTCACAACGATAAATTTCAATCTGAATGAAGTAAGTCTCATCACAGGTGTTCTTGCCAAGGCAATTAATAAAGGTATGAGTGGTCTTACCATATGTATCAGCAGAGTTGCCTACGGAAGCACCGTCCTTCTCATATTCATAAACTACTTCGATAGTACCTGCATTAGTAATGCCAGTAGGGAGCGT